TGTTGCAACTGATGCAAATCCAACGACAATTGCAAAGAAATTAGCGGCATTAGCATCCGCATTGCCAGCTAAGTCCCAACCAGAAAGTGGATAATCATTAAAATTTGTTGTAGCCGATGGCATCACGGTAAAAATGGCTTCTTGCGTTGTTATACGTGGAACCTCAATCCAATTTCCATTAAAAGAGGCAGGTTTACCATTTACATCTAATGATAAAACCAATGAATTATTGGTTCCACTTGCAATATTCGGCAACGAACCATCTTTTGTATACCATAATGAAACAGTACCTTTTACACCAGCAACTACATTAGTAGATGCAGAAACATTTACACATAATGGAGAATTCAAAATTTTTCGTGCTTCATCAATACCTATGTATTGAATGACTGCCATTTGTGTTGTCGCGGCAGCCGTTAAAAGCAATTCGCTTGCGTTTCCACGACTAACGCCTACGCCACTATTTGCCGATTGAAATATGATTGTTTGATCCCAAACATACTTAGATTTATTCGCGCCAATTGCTGTTGCAGCAACGGTAGAACCTGTTTGGGCAGGATTCAAAGGGAAATCCCACCCAACCAGGTAACTCGGAATCTGTTTATATTGCAATAATGGATTGTAATAATGAAACAACTTGTCTGTTTGACGTTCAATCGTTTCTTGAATAAATGGTGCTGCATCAGGATCAGTAGATAAGATACTTGTATCACCTGAAATTAATTGAACGTTTGTAATACTAAATGTACCTACAGGCGGCAAAACAATCTGAATTTGCACAAATGCACTTGCGCCTGAATCTGGATTTAATGGGGGTGTGAATTCTAAACCACCTGCAATCGTAGTATAAATACCTGGAACAAAATTACCTGATGCAATTGAAGTCGGTGGTGGCGAACCAGAAGAAGGAACATAGTTAATTGCGATAGGCAAACTACCAACACTTTGCGAAATACCCGTAATGCTCGCATTAATCGGTGTATTCGCCCAAATATCTGAGACTTCATTAAATTGTTGATAGAGAATCGCGCTCGACCATCCACTGTTTGCGAAATTTAAAACGAATGGCGCGTTGTTTTGTTCTGGTGAACTAGATAAACCAGAAACGGCAATTTGTGTAATCGTGGAGCTTCCGGTGCCGGTTAATTTTAAAAACCAATCTGGCGCAATTTGGTAGGTTCCAGATGCATTAATTGTAATAGGACTAACAAAATTTATGAGCGCGAAATTCGGATTAGAAATCTGGTTTTCCGTATTAATGATATGATTCGTTGTCGGCGCCGGTTCATTAGATGATGGCACGTAGTTATCAATTTCATAAATCAATGGATCAAGCTGTGTGTTACCTTTTCGCACTTCTAAGCGATAAACTAGGTTAGGATCAAAATAAATAGGATCAGGCAATGTTCCATTCGCTAAAAATTGAATTGGGAAATTCCATGGATTTATTCCATCTACGTCATGCCAAACAGTCGCAGGAACATACGGGAAAGTATTTTCTAATACGAAAAAGTAATAGGTATCGTCAAGCTGAACGCCCTGTAAATCAACGAAATACCAGATTGGGTTATAACTTCTAACTAATGACATTAGGGCGCTCCTTCAGTTTCACCACTTGTAGGACTTTCACTCATATTTCGATTAATCAATTTTGCAACATATTTACCTATCATTGGAACACCGACGGCTCCTGCTCCAATTAATCCTAAATATTTTCTGTTAAAGGTTTGATTTTGACGCGCTTCTTTTAACGCATCTTGAGCCTTAATTTTTTTCTCTAATGAAATATCTTTACGAGAAGCATAATCTTGTAAATCTTGCATGTATTTGTTTTGCTGTAATTCATGTGCATTTCTTTTTTGTTCTAACAATGATTGAATATCTGGTTTTTCATTTAGGTATTCGAGAGTGCTTTCATCAGGATTCATTAAAGAATTAGGATTTTTTTTATAACTTTGTCCTAAAACATTGTTTAATGATTCAGGGTCTTGTTTTACTAATTCACGCAACAATGGTTGGCCTGATTGTTCACCACTTAATTCACTGATCATATCTTTAGATAGGTTTTTTCCAGCCATAATTTTTCGTGCGACTGCATTATTTCTCAAAGGAAAAACTTGAGAAGAATATCCCTGATTTAAACGCGAAAATTCTGGCGCATGCTCGCCAAGTCCTTTTTGCAAAACATCTTCCATAATACTTTTAACTTGATTGCCTTTATTAATATCTGCAAACAATTGTTTGCGATAAATTGCATCAATATTTCCGCTTTTAGTTAATTGCGACATATCATAAAGTTTATCGCGAAAACTTCTGTACTTCGCTAAAAAATCTGATGCGGAAGTATCAGCAGCAGTCGGAGCTTTTGACATTAATTCCTTAAAATCAGGCGTAGCAATTTCACCTTGCGATTTAATAATGTCCGGAATATCTTGTAATCTAATTCGTTGTCCTTGCTGTTGCATATTTTGTATAACATCAGCAGGCGAGCGTGGTGATACACTAAATTCATCACCTAAATTAGGCATCTGATAATTTGTATCTATTAACTTTTTATTTAAATCTTTAAAACCTTGCGACCAATAATTGTTAATATCTGAAATTCTATTTTTTAATGATGCTGCCGTTCTCGTATTATGCGCAGCTCCAATATTCAAATTGCGACCGAGTTTATCTTCAATTTCTTCTAATGCTGAATTAGGAGCACCTTGTAAAATCTGTCCTGGTGGAACAACTGATGGTTTTTCAGGTGAAGAATTTTTAGTTTGCAAATAATCCTGAATAGCACTTTCTGCTTTTTGTTCATAAGGCGCTAGAGAATTAAAAGCTGCCTTGATAGGGCGAGCAGCCAATGAAGCACCTTTTGATAATAGATTAAATCCTGATTCTCCACCACCAGCAGCATTAATCATCTGTTCAATAATATTTGAACCAAACTTTTGTTGGTCATTTATTCCAAATAAAGGTTGTTGTTGAGTATGCGCAGGAGTTTCTTCAGGTAAAAGATTAATAGGTGCAGAATTTGCACCACTTGCTTGATTCGGCGTTTCTTCTGGCAAAAGATTCATTAGACTAATCCTTTAGCTTTCAGTTTCTTCATTACTTGTTTACGTGACAAACCAGTTACTTGCATCGTTTCTTTTATATTTTCTTCGGTAACATGTTGTTTTCCAATTTTAACAGGAGACTGTTCATTCATGTTAGTTTGAGCAGGGGGGGTGCCACTTCCAGCAACATATGAATCACCTGGTTTCATAGTATTAATATTCGATTGATCAGCATTTTGTTGATTATTTTGTAATTGCTGTTGATCATATTGTGCTTGTGCCTGTTGTTGTCCTTCTTTTTTAGCTTGTAAAACTTGTGCTTTAATTTGTGTGAATGGAATTCTATCCTCTGCAATTTTAATAGCAGCAAGTGGTGGTACTTTTTGATTAACAACCAAGTCCTCAATCATTTGTTTTCGTTGCTGTCCAAGTTGATGCAATACAGACATTGCATTTAATTTACCCTGTTGAACAGGTATAGATTCATCCATTGCAGGTTTTACTTGCGTGATTAATCCATTCACTAAACCTTTATATGCACCTTTGAATAATGAACCAAACCCAACATTAATATTTCCCATGGCAGTTTGAACATTGCCTGCTAATTCTGCTTCATCTTTTGAGAATGTCTTTGGCAATGCACTTTGCAATACTGTACCTACCGGAACTCCTAATGTACGATCATTGATAAGTTTACCTTTAACCGTTCCCCCAATATTTTTATAAACTGGGTTATTGAAAGAATCTTGTAATGATTGAATTGAATCCCCAATTCCGGATGTTTTTTCTTGATCACCATAAATATTTTCAAGATATTTTTGTGTTGCTTTGCTTGTTGCTTCGCCTTGTCGCTTTACTTCTGGCGCTTCACCAACTTGAGTAGCAACACCTGTTAATGGATTATAAACTTTACCACCTTCAATTGGCATCTGGTTAAGACCAAACAAATGAGCTGCTATTGCTCCCAAAGCTGGATTGCTTCGAATATTTTGCATTAAAGTTGAGGCAGCGCCTGGTGCGCCAGTATTTTGCATTGGCATATTTGTAGCACCATTCACATTATTTCCACCTGCTATACTGCCTGGAACGCCTGGTAAATTAGCAGGTGTCATATTGCTTGGTGTGCCACCCATTAATGCTTGTAAAATATTTCCTTCCATGCCAGTTTTCAGTGCATTACCTTGTGCTTCTTTCGCTTGAGCTTGTAATAATTGTAATTGAGCAGGATTCAATTTATTCGCTAAATAACGCTGCATCAAAGTAGAACCAGTGTCCAAACCTTGCAGTAATCCATTTCCAACTTCACTTAAAGGAGTAAGATTCAAAGCCATTATGCTGCTCCTCCTGCCAAGGCGGCAGAACCAGCACCTGGTTTACCAGAAGCGGCACCTGCGATTAAGCCAATTAATTTTTGCAACATCATACCTGGAGAATTTAATTGCAATTCTCGCGATTGCGCCATATTTTCGCCTGTATTAAATGCGCCTTGACCTAATTGGCCGCCGGCAGTCGCGCCGGTGCCATATAGGTTTTGGCTTACACCAACACCCTGCATATATTTATTCATTAAATCTTGAAGATAATTTTGTCTATCAGCATTAGTAATATTTGAAGCGGTAGACTGAACATTATTTAATGCTGCACTGCTTCCTAATAATCCTTGCTGGCTTGCATCTTGTAAGCCTGCTTGCGTTGATTGTTCAGTTAATTGCTTGGCATAAGGCGATTCTTGATAACCAGAAATCCATTTATTTAGCATTTCATCAGGGTGCATTAAATTAGAAGATGCGCCTTCTAATGGCGCTATCTGATTTAAACCAGCATTTTGATAAGGACGCAAAAAGTTTTGCAGCATTTCAAACGCATGTTGCGTTTCATTGCCAGCCGCTTCATATCCAGCCTCTGGATGTAAAAAACTTTTTACCATATTAAACGGCGCGGAAACTAATCCCGAATTTCCTAAACTTCTCAAAAATCCCATTTTACAATCCTCCCGCCGTTAAGCGTTTATCAATATCCAACAATGCTTCATTCATTGTATCAATTAATTGCGTTATCCATGCCTGAAAAACATCCGGCACGATTAAAGGTTTATTTTGTGGATCAGACGCCAAATAAGCGACTGGTACACTATCCAGACTAGGCAGCGCCACCGCTCACCCTCTCAGTTAATTGCCAGCCTCCTAAGATCACAATAGGAGCAGGCGAAACGCAAACTAATTTGTATACGCGGTTTCTTGAGCAACCCAATTGATACCAACGCATACGCCATGAATAAACGCCAAGATCACTAAACTGCAATACATCCGCAGCCTGAAAAGTTATGCCACCGTCATTCGAAAAATATAATTCAATCGACGGTTTAAATAATTCGAAATAATGATTTGAACTAAAATCCGGCGTGCTTGTGCCTTCTTTAAGAATGTAGTTACCATTTTCGTCTGTAACGAATGTAACGCCATCCTCTGCTACCACATAAACAGCATTATCAAATGGAATGTTTTGACGAATAAACGTCATGTCACCCCAAACAAAATCTATCTGTACCCATTCAGTTTTAAATTCGCCGTAATCTGGTTCACTGATAATCGGCGTGACACGCTCATATCTAAATGGATTCGCTATGTAATAATCTAAAGCTTGCGGATTAGGAGGGTCTGATTGAACTGGATTTATAATCTCATTCACATAAATACTACCAGCCATTTGATAGACAGTGCCTTCGCCTTGTACCGTAACCAAGTGCATATTATTAAAATACAGATGTTTTTGAATACGATTACGCTCGCCATTTAATTCAATACTTCGGTTCCATTCTTGCGTATCAAAATTGTATTCAATCGAATTTGCATTCGATTCTTGATCGAGAATTTCAAACCCTTGATATTGACCAGCAGACAATCGATAGAAAACAGTATTTTCATATTGATATAAAAATCCATTTGCATCGAAAAATACAAATGGACTCACATTCGACATATTCGAGCTTTTCTGAAAAAGTACATCTATTGCTTTTGTTGATATTGGCTGGGGCGCTTGACCATTCGATACGACTGGCTGCACTAAACCACTTTGGTTTTGGCCTATCCATGCCATGATGCCGAAATCGACACTCAGCGATAAATCAGAACTTATGCCCCACTGAAACTCGTATGAAGTATTTTTCTTAAAAGGAAATTGTGAAGTTGTTCCATCCGGCGCTGTAATCGTGGAAGTAATATTAGCCCAAATGCCTGTGGTGAAATCCGTAAAGATATACAGAATATTTTGATTTACCGTCATTTGGCGAATAATACCAGACTCTTGCGCAAATATTGCTTGACCAGCCACAGTAAAATAAGTGGAAGGTAATAATGGTGTAACACCTAAATTAATAGCTGATAAGCTAAATCCTGGCTTACCATTCGATGAAACGACAAACCGATTTCCTAATACTGCAATATAAGTTGGGTGTGGAATGTTGCCCGTTAAATTAGGATCAGTTACTGTTACAAATGTGCTGGTTTCTTCGGTGTAAATATACATGTGTACACCATCAGTCAATCCAACATATGTCAAAGCAGGCGTGTATAAAACAGCAAACCAAACATTACCCGCAATTGTTTGAAAATCTGCATTTGCGATCTGAATAGTATTAAAGTTTTTATCAATTTGGTAAACCCTATCGCCAATCACATAATAGGCAAAGTTTCGTGTTTTAAAATTGGCGCGAGCTTCAACCGGAAACTGTAAAACGTTTTGGCCTAAATAATTTATGTGCTTTCTGCCCATTGAAGGATAAAGTGCAGAACCTTTTTTTGAATTGCTATTAGGAACGCGATACCAATTGGCCGTATCTTCAGGATTAAATTGCGCGAAACGCTGTAAATCATAGCTTCCTATGATCGGCAATTCCTTTCCAGCTATTCCACGCATCATTGCCATTTTAAATACCAGCCCTTACACGATAGGCGCCATTTAACTGATTGCCTAACGGATCATTAATATTTAGATTCATGTTCGTTGCAGCTTGCATATCATCGTATGCCTGCAAATACATGTTTTCTAACTTTTCATCCCAAGCATTAGAACGTCCCTTATAAAATGAAATGTCACGTCCAGCAGCCAATTTAAGAAAACGAAGATAATATGTTGGAATACCCGCCATCGTGCCAGCAGGCGTTAATAACGGTAATTCAAACTTTCCGTACACAAATAATTGATATTGTTGGCTGGGCGCTGGATAAAGTTGCAATCTTGTTTGATTAATCTGATCGACAATAATTGCATAAATCGGCAAACCCGCTAAGGGATCGTATTTGTATTGTTCATCAAAAGAATGATCTGTTACAGGTATCAAAGGATATGTGACGCCATCTAAAACTAGCCACGCATCTTCAATGTTAGCTAATCGTCCGTTATTTACATCAGCACCGCTCGCAGCAAACGTCACGAATGATTTACCACCACTCATCGGCGGATTTACAGGCGTGCTGATTTCTTGAGAAATAGTTAACATATTTCCTGTGCCAGAAAATGCACCAAGTAATTCATTAACAATTTGCAGTCCCTTAGTAAAATCACCATTCGGCAATGTCACAAAAGGACTATTGGCTGATGTTAATTGGTAACAATCAGTCACAAATTCTTTAACGGTTTGCACCATATTCAATTACCTCATGTTGAGATTCATCAACATCGGAAAATTCTTTTTTATTTTGAATATCAAGTTGCACTTCTTTTGGTGTGCGTTTCTTACGTGTTTTCTTAGCTGGAATTTCTGGTTGAACTAGCGACTTTTCATAAGATTCTTTACTGTCAAACCATATTCCAGTAGCAATTAACTTTTCATATTCAACATAACTATTTGCGAGTATTTGGCCATCTTTGCCATAAACAAAAGCACGAAAATGCTTTTTATTCATTAATCGGCCTAAATAAAAAAATTGTGGGCTATCATATTCCAACGTGATATCTACTTCCTGTTTATCTTGTCCTAATTCTTCTTTGTCATCTTCATGAAAAAAACTATCATCATCCGGTGGAACTACTTTTAATTTTGTTCTGGTAACAGTCATTATTTGCCCCTTCATCTTAAAAAAACGGCCACCGTTTTACTCATGCAATAAAACGAGTGGCCGTTGCCCTATTACGCTATATTACGATCTAACCCTTACTGCAAATTCAGGATTAATCGCCACACCACCGATAACGTCTAAACGATCTAATTGCAGGTAGTTTCTAATATCAGCACCGAGAGTATAAGTCATGGCTAACTTATATAATTCACTGTATGTCGTAACAACTTCCACGCCACCTTTTAATTCAGTGATCGGAGGTGCTGCGAAAACCACTGATTGGTTATGGTAAGCAAGCGATACATTATGGCTTTGCGCTAGCAATATTTGCGCACCATTCGGAATACCAGCAGAGATATTTTGACGCGCGCCTGAGATGATAATTTCCGGACTAACTGGAATATCAGCCGTGCTACCATTTGCCGAAACAACATCAGCCGTTACAACGAACTGAGCGCGTTGGGATAAAGCTTCATAGGTCAATGGATTAACCATGAATACGCCTGATGCATCGTCAATTTCTATGCTATCGCCTTCTTTAAATACAACGGCGCCTGGGGATTGACCTAAACTGTTTACTGAAATTGTACTACCACTGGTGATTGTGCCATTTGTTACAAGACCACCCAATTTAAAGCCTGTTGGAGGTGAGCCACCTGCTTGACCTAAACCGGCGATTTGTCTCATTAAGAAATTTGTTTTGAAGAAATCAAAACCGGACAAATGACCGATAAAGCCATCCATCAAGGCGCCAGTGTTAACTGTTTGGTTGAACACGGTGCTTAATGAGCTTGCTAAACCAGCAGACACGCGGGGTGGGTTAGCAAAGTATCGGTTGCCATCTTCAGGAATACCAAGTTCTGTCATGTACGCATCAGCTAAGGTGATGGTATCAAAGTCCAAGGGAACACCTGGTGTGCCGACAGCTTGATAGACTTGCAATTGGAAGTTTTCAGTAGCAATAAACTTCTCAACGTCATTTGCCATCGTTTTAGCACGTGGGTTTAACATCATATCCAAGTAAGGACGGTCACGCGCACGATCAAATGTTAATTCCATACCTGAGAACTGCACCATGGTATTGAATTGTGTATCAATCGTTAACGGACGGACAACCTGAGTACGTGATTGTGCATTAGCTGTCGCGCCACGTTGGGGCAAATATCTTTCTTCTAAGCGATAGTTAAGGGTTTGACCTGTTGCGAATTTTAAGCCCTTGAAATCTTCTTCAAGGTTACGATTCGCGACCTTTGCAAAATTGAGGTAGTTCACAAATCGTACAAATACTTCATCAAGCACGTACTGGGAAGTACGAAAGGTATTAAGTGACATGTATATGTCTCCGGAAAATGTTTAAGTTAATATCAAGTTGACTATTTCTTTCTCATTGACCGGCGGAGATCGATTACACGCCTATTTTGTTTGCAGGGGACGGATGCCTGCCTCTCACTCATCTGATTTAATTGTAAGCAATATCATACGTAATAGCAAGACGGTAAAAAACCTATACTTTTTTTGTGGTGTTTATTACCTTTGACATCCCTATTATGTTTAAGATTGGAAAAATCATGCAAACGCTACATATCCATACGCCATATGGCATAAAAAGAATCAAATCAAAATTTAATATAGGACAAGAAATTTTTGTATTGGAGTACGTGAACGAAAAGCCTTTTATTGTTAATACGACCATCCTTTCAATTGGAATTGAATCATCATTTCAAGCTGATGACTTGGTTTATACTGTCGCGATTCGTGCTGAAATAACACACGAGAGACGGAATGATGTTTTAGTGCAGAAAACTTATTATGACGATCAATTATTTCAAACTAAAAATTGCGCATTGAGGCAATATGTTAAAAATTGCGAAAAAGAAATTAAGAAATGGCGTACTCATTTAGCTATTGAAGATAAATACTAATCATAAAAAACCCGCTCGCGCGGGTTAATTATTGTGTACATGGTGAACCCGCGTATTATCTACGAGAAACTACTTTTGATCTAGCATGTTTTTCAATTAATCCATCAATATTGCGATTTTCTTGTTTCTTCGGGTCGGGCTTCTCGACTATATCGGTACGGTCTGATTTAACCAAACGTGGAGCTTTTGTAACTGCTTTGCTTTTGCGCATACGTTCCTCCAATCTTCCCATTTCGGCAGCTTGTTGATATGGGTCATTAATCTTAGAGATTCTGTCTAATTCAGCACCTTGTAATTTCGCAGCAGCATAGATAAATGCAGCAGGATTTTCAAGTGAACGTGTAGCCATTAGCATGGCATCAGTAATCGGGCGTTCTTTGACAACATCCACAAAGTCACCGTATTTACTCATTCCTGTTGTGAATTTAGTATCAAACTCTGCGCGTCTTTGATTCTCGATCTGTTGCGCTTGTTCTTGCTGCTGCTTTTGAGCCATCTTGTTAAATGTTTTCTCAACAAAATTTTCTAACTGCACTTCCCATGAATCTTGCGAGTTTGGATCAGCTTGGAAATCCTTAGCAGCTTGTTGCACTTGCTGAGTTTGTTGCGCTGATTGCTGCTGCGCAACCGAACCACGCGACAATCGATCACGAATCATGCGCTGAACATCTTCCTCAGAGTACATGCGAGGCTTTGCTGTTTCGTTGCCATATTCGTCAACGGCTGGCGCTTCGGCTTTTACTTCTGATTGTGCTTCTTCCTTTTGTTCGTCTACATACGGATTAACTTCATCTTCAGGTTCACCTACTTTCTGCTCTGGTTGCTCAACATTATCTGCTTTGAGTTCTTTAATATCCGCATCGTCATATTGTGGAGTATCGTCATTAGTATCTGCCGTTTCCACTGGCGCCTGGTTATCAACTTCTGGCGCCGGCATAGGCGTTCCCATTACTAATATGTCATCAACATTATTCGGTGTTATCGCTGGCATGATTGTATTTCCTTAAGTTTGTTTAACAGGTTGGTTTACATGGTTGGGACGTGTGAGCAATTCCACAATGTTTTGCGCGTGGGCAATTTGCGCATCTGTATCGGCACGGTGTGTTTCGGCTTGATAACGCAATATTTGCTCTTGCACTTGTCCGGCAATTTCGAGTTTCTGGTTTTCAATCTGTTGTAATTCTGCTTGATAGTCTAAGCCATCTTTTTGTGCTTTCTGTTGCAATGCTTGTTTCTTGTATTCCAATTCTTGCAGCTTCACCATGATAGCAGGATCAGGCGCTTGTGGTTTTGGTGGTACTGGCTTACCTGTTTTACCGGCTTCAATAATTTCAGGCGGTACAATAGTTCGTAAACGATTAACAAGCTCTGTTGAATCAGCAAGCGGTAAGTTTTTAGCATATAGATCAGCAATGAGCGTAAATAGTTCTGGATTGGCTTGGAGAATAAGCTGCAATGCTTGTAATCCTTCGGCTTTTTGACCTTCGTAACTTGCGCCTGGCAATAATCGAATCTTGAAATCACCTTGGGTCATGTCATTAAGCATAGCTGAACCGTAAACATCGGCTTGTTGATTCAATACTACCGCTTGCTTGCCTTTATTCGGCATGTCTAACGTCATTTTACGTTCTGTATCTATCACGTGCGGAATTATTTCGTTAATAATTTCTCCACCCACGGCCACAGCGCGATTAAGTGAATTAAAAATAATAAAAGTATTATAAGCACCTTGTTTGGTTCGGGCGTCAATTGCTGCGCCAGATATTTCGTTGCCTTGTTCGCCCACTTTTGTATCATAAATGCCTGTACTTGTTTGTATGTCTGCTAACGCTCTTTCGTATTGCTGAATCAATGTTGGTGGTAACAATGGCGGATTCAAGGGTTCTGGTTTTGATCCGTGGATTTTATCAACGTCATAAACTAACACGCCTTGTACAACCGTAGGATTGCGCCATAACAATTGTGTTTTCGGTGACTTCATATTTTCGCGTGAAGCCATGTACTGATCGTAGCGTGAAATCTTAATTAGATAAGCAATTTGTGTGCCAAGATAGTTTACAAATCGTTGTGCGTCTCGCGCATCTTTTACAAATGGTCTGCAAATCTGTTTGCCTGTTTTGTCCCAATAGGAATTCTGATCAACGAAAATGAGCGGGGTTTGCTGGCTCGGGAAATCTGTTTCGTCAAGAATATAGTCGCCAGCCCATTTGTAATGCTTGATTTTGTATGAAGTAATTGGGCGTTTGCGTGTGATTGTCACCAGTTCGCCATTATGAACTAAGTATTCTTTCGGTTCTCCTTCTTCACCTTCAGCAAGTGGCATCGTATAGCTTTCTAGTTCGTTAAACTCTTTTTCCTCTATCGCTTCGCCATTACTTAATTCATAGAGATTCGTTTTAACAAACTTTCTCACATACACTTCACCAATTGTGACTAGCTCGTTACTATTCCATTCAAAACTTGCATAGCTATCTTCCTCTGTTTCCATCACAGTCGGGGGAATAGATGATTCGACCTTAATGCCATACATTTTGCGGAATAAAGCACGCGACATCCGCGCATAAAATCCAGAATGTAAACTATCTGTTTTGCAGGGTGTTTCGGCGCCCACGTCCCAAAAGCAACGCGTTGGGTCACGAAACGGAACTACTGTTGGGTGCTGATTGAATGTTTTGTTATTGAGATAATCTAAGCCAATGCGATATGCACCAAAGCCACCAATAGCTGCTTGTTGGAATGCAAGCTGATAAACCATTTTAGCGTTAGAATCTAGCGAGATTTCTTTAACTAACGCCTGACGTACTGCTACTGTTTCTTCCGGTATCACGTCATTATCCGGCGTCACTTCAAGGTTAGGCGTATTCATCATTTGTTCGCCAAGCAAGTGATTCATTAAAGGCGCGAGCTTATTAAACTGCAAAGGTATTTTATTGTAATTGTGCAATAGGTTTTCTTCGTCATCTTCCCATTGCGAACCCAATACAAAACGCTGGTAGTCATGATACTGCTGGATATTATCTCTAAAATATTTGCGCCAGTTCTCAACATGGCTACGAAACTTTGCACATAACTTGGGGTCGCGTCTTGGCATGATGTTTTATTCCTTTTAAGATGTTGTTTATTCTATCAACAAATTTGTACTAAAAGAACTTGCCTTTGGTGTTTGCGCGTGTTTCGTTAAATTCAAAGTCGCCGTGGTTAATATCATAGAAACCACCTGCGAATGTTAATGCGAGCGCATCTGCGCAATCTGGCGAAGGCAATCCGCGTTTCTTTAACTCTTCTTTGCGCTCAATAATCAATTGACCGTTGCTAGTCCATTTGTAGCCCAATCCGCATAAATCACCGTGTAAAACATCGGAATCAGGAATTGAAACGGGAGATTCACCATTAAGCCAGTCCCGCATTTCCGCCCACATTTCGGCACGCTTGTTGGCGAATTTGTCACGCTCTGATGCATTGCGCGCTGAGTTAATGCCTTCAACTTGCGTGAATCCCATTTCATGCAATCTATCAACGATACCGGCACCAATGCCAATGACGTCAATGTAAACCTTAACTGGTTTCTCACGCTCGATGATTTTGCGAATGACGCCTGCAATCTGCATGGTGTTATGGTTTGTATGACGTTCAAGCTTGTAAGCTTGGCGCCCACGTCTACGAATAATGGCAAACTTGTCCTTATCACCAAGCGCAGGATCAACGCCAATGATTAAACCTGCATCAGATTCGACTTTCGCCTTGCGTGCTCGCATAACAGCAGGCGCATTTATAAAAGCATTTGCAACAGGGTTGCGGAAAGCCTCAATGGATGTCATTGGGTATTCTTGCTTAAACTGCTCGGTGCCTAACTCAATATCATGGCCGTTAAACTCTGCAATCTTGAATCTGCGCCAGCACAAATGTTCGGCTGTTAACCCATTCGCTTTGTGGTTTTGTAATAGCTCTTCCTCATCGTCTGTAAGCTGAAAGCCTGGTATAGATGCGCGGTATTCATCTTGCCAGTACCACGGCACAAAGATAGCTTGATAATCGCTTGAACCGCTTAATGCGCCTTGCCACATATTGTAATAGTAATTACCAATACCATTGGCCGTAGACTCTAAGATAATCTCTGTATTCTGCTCGCGCGGTACAGCCTGCATCACACCTTTTGCGTGTTCTTCAGCGTGTGGCCAAAAACCCACTTCCGAGCCATGAAACAATTGCACTGTCTGCGAACGCCCAACGCCTTTGTTGCCTGCTGTACCAATCGCATAACCAGAATCAAACGCTTTGAAATGCAGCTTATTCGCTGCGCTGTTATCTGGTTTTGGGCAAAGTCCAGCCGGAAGGTTATCAATATACCGCCGTGTCATCTCAAACAAGTTAGCGGTCGCCTCTGCTTCATGCGTGAGAATAAACGCTTTCATACCGCGCGAAGTAATCACACGATGCGCAAATCTTGCCTGAATTAACGTCGAACAACCAGATTGACGGCCTTTTAAAATAATCGCACGAACCTTGCCAGTCTTTTCTAGCTGATCCTGCAAGCGTTTGTGTATAAATAATTGAGCGCGATTAAGAGTTAGTGGCTTAACTTCGCCACTCTTGGAGCGTATCTGAAAAAAATTAGAAGCGAAAAAATCAAAGTTAAGTAGGTTATCAAGCGACATTGTCAACCTTATTACTCGTTATTGACAACCTTGACCTTTCCCAAAACGATTTGTTCTAGCAGCGTATCAGCAGCCGATTTTTCCTCTTTCTTTTCTTCGCCGTAGGTTTTGCGAAAGCGATTTTTTAACATGAAAATCATCATCGGCGCTGAAAAGTTTCTTATTTTCCCGCGAATACCTTTCATTGCGAGGCGTTCCATATACTTTTCGCTTTTGTATTCACCCATTTCACATGCTTCATTGAATTCTTCAAATTCTTTACGCCAAGCATAATAAGTATCACGGGTGATTTTTAATTCTAAACAAACTGAAGTGATTGAGGCGCCGTTATGAAACAAATCCGGAATCTTTTTACAGATTTCCGGATCGTATTTTCTTTTAAACTGATTTGCCATGAATTGCTCTCAAAAGTGTCGAAAGCAATTAGAAATCTCTGCCTTCAGATTCGCTGCCATCACGGGGCTGTCCCATGATCTGTTTACGCATCTTTTCGCCTTCCATCGGCTGTACTGCTTTGCTGATATTCGCGCGATCAGCCATGTTGTGATAGCCCATAGCAGCATTGGTTGCGTCTACGTTTTCCTTCTGCATCGAAGGCATTTGATAATTAGATTTTGCGTTTTCTGCCATTAGATTAACTCCAAAAAGAGTTTAAGTTCATGAATTAAGAACAGAATAAAATTAAATCGAAAATAAGTCAATTTGTTTGTGGTATCTGTTGACGTTGATATAGTACTTACTGTAGTATTCCATTGCTTACTTAAACAAACAGGAAATAAATCATGTCCCGCATTATTGATCAAGATTTAGAGTTTTACACATCATTAAAAGAACATGCCCAACATTGTTTATATGATTGCAAGCCAGCAGACGAAAAATACTGGAAAGCAGTACTTGAAGTTCACCATGAAATATTTTTAGCGTTAAACAAACTCAAAGATTTATACGATACAAACAAATAGTAATCATTAACTAGGAGCTGTCCCCCATGCAATCATTAACACAACATCAAACATTATCAATCGACCAATTAAGAGTTAAAGCGCCAAGCATTTTCACTGCTGATAGCTCGGAACGCACTAGCCATAAGTACCAGCATATTTCGACATTAAAGGTTGTGGAAGGCTTAATGGGTGAAGGATTTATGCCAGTTTGGGCGACACAATGTCGTACAAGAATTCAGGCAAAAAGAGCATATACAAAACACATGATGCGTTTTCGTCACGTTGACGCACAAGCTAACCATAACGGCCTGTACCCCGAATTAGTTTTGATTAACTCCCATGATGGCCTTAGTTCTTATCGTTTAATGGCGGGCGTGTATCGCATGGTTTGCAGTAATGGATTGATTGCTGGTAATACTTACAACGAAACACGCGTCCGTCACCAAGGCGACATTGTTGGCAAAGTGATTGAGGGAACCTATGAGGTCATGAAAGAATCCGCTTTATTGATTGATTCAGCACAAACCATGACGGATATAGTTTTAAATTCAGATGAAAAACGCATATTTGCAGAAGCAGCGCATCAATTGAAATTTGACGGTGGAGAAAATAACCAATCTCAAGCGATTGAACCCTTAAAAATTCTGCGTCCGCGCCGTTATCAAGAAAACGATAAACACGATTTGTTTACTACGTTTAACATTGCGCAAGAGAATTTGATTAAGGGTGGTTTGTCGGGTTGGGGCAGAGACGCAAACAACCGAGTGCGCAGAGTAACTACCCGCGAAGTAAAGAGCATTGACCAAAGTACAGCATTGAATCGCGCACTCTGGACGTTAGCTGAAAAAATGGCTGAATTGAAACGATAATATAAACGCCCCGCAAGGGGCATAACGAAAGGCAAGAACATGACACAAAATGCAGATGATTTTGGAATGTTGGAACATGAAGGCATTATGATAATGATGACACAAAATCCCTATATAGATAAAAAAAATAATGAAGAATCCGCTTATTATGCAACAGCAGTAGATAATGACGATAATAAGTATGAGGTAAGATGGGAAATAACAAATACTGATTATCTAAACCCAGAAAATATTGTAGAAGAATGCGAGATGTGTAATTGGGATAATTTTACAGTACGAGAATTATAAATAACGCCCCGCAAGGGGCTTAACTAGGAAATATAAATGATACAAACCAGATACATGGACATATCAGACTTAAGCGACGAAGAAAAAATGGATCAATTCAAACGTGCATCAGTTCTGGCAAATTATTCCTTATGCAATATGTTGGAGTTAGAGCATTATCAATGTTTCTTACTGCATATTTTAAATTTGGTCGATTCTTTGAATGGCTTGGGGATCATGGCATTTTCTGGCGACCTAGAAAATTTTAATAAAATTAGAGACGAATTTTTTAAAAAGATAAATGTTTTTATTAAGCAACATCAGGAAATCGCGGAAAGTATCAACAAAGGCATTAATGAGAGAGCAAATTAAAACGAATGACAGTCTACGTGCTTATAAAATGGTTTCCCAGTTTCGAGCTAATCGAAATTAGCAAATCGTTTGCGCGCTTATCGCAAATGCGGGAATCGTTTTTAGCATTTAAGAATTATTATTACATTGAGCAAAAAGAGGTGACAGAATGAACGAATTAAAAATATTTATAGAAATTTTCCTATCAACTTTTTTCCTAGTTTTCGGTTTTGGTCGAATAGGTTTCGGAATAATTGGTTTAATACTTTTTGGATTGATTGGTATTCAGGTTTTTTTACATTCAATAGGTGCGAAATGAAAATTAAATGGTGCCCAAACGAAAAAATCTGGAAAGTAGGTTACGAAGTAATTCAAGGTTCAAACCGAGAACCAAGTTTTGAACCGATAGCAGAATTCAAAACTTTTCAGGAAGCGTGGGCGTACAAGAAAAAAATGTTGAGGCGTAAATCATGAAATTTTTAATTGTATTAATGGTTATTGTATTTTTTGCCACAGGTCAATGGGGATGGGGATTATTTGAATTATGGATGTTATGGCTAGTTGAAAGTGCGGATAGAGAACTTCTAACATGCCGATGTTCTTGCGCTTGCAGGTGTTAAACGGTTACAAAACGTAACCGTTCATAAATTACAATCCAGCGACTTTCAAAACATTCATCACAGAATCAATTTTTGCGCGTAATGACGCTAACTCTGGTGAAAGCGGTAACGCATCGATGATTGGCATTAATGCCTCAAGTTCTTTGAATAACGCTTCTAACTGTAAAATAACGCCCATGTTAATTTCCTTTTTTATGGTTTAGTAAAATTTGATAGATCAAATCAATTTCTGTTTCATTCCGCGTCATGTTTTGTTCTTGGTTCGTTTTCATGTCTGAAAGTCGATAAATTATTTCGCCTTGAGCTTGTTCGAGTAAAGACACACGCTTGTCGAGTGAAGCCTGGAACCAAGTAATGTAAACAATTGTGGCAAGCAATGAAAGTACGCTTGTTAGCATTGTAAAAAATGCGCCTACTTTTTTGATTTTATCTACCATGATTTATTATATCACGCCTAATTCGATTGTGTATGCTATGTCGTGAGCACGATTATTACCGACTTGCTTTGCCCACTCTGAGCTTAACAATTCATGCGCAGCAGCATTCCAGTCATGCGCTTTGGCAGCTTCGAGCATTTTGCGGAATGTGAGCAAATGTTCTATGCCCATATTGAACGAAAGTTCGATAAACGCACATTTGCGTGGATCATCTAGCTGTTGAATCCATGGTAAGAATCTATAAAGTTCAGCACTCGCATTGATAATGTCATTACCGAGTAAAATTTCTGCTTCACTTTCGCTTATACGATTAGCAGTCAGATTACGACCATAACCGATTGTCCAATTTCCTCTAGTATCCTGATAAGGAGTTAATCTCAATCCTTCATGGATTTTAATCCGATTTCTCAGTTTCTGCGCAATGTTCTGTTCCATGATCATCTTCTCCTAGCGTTAACGAAAATCTTGCATCACAGGCACGGTTACAGTCAGCGCAAGAGTAAAAACTACCGTTTTCGGTAGTGCGCACGATAACTCTGGCTTTATGGCATTGTGATACGAGCATTATTTGCTTCCTTGTTTACAAATTCTATTGCCGATTCAACGGAATTGATTATAACTACGCATGGCGCCCATTGCCTATGAAATTCAACTTCGCAAGCTGTTAACTTTTGCTGGCTGGGTGGTCTATTGCCGTCTTTGACTTCGACAAGATAAACACGATCACGCAATTTCACCACTAAATCGGGAAATCCATGCCCTACACCACTCGCGATAAAAACTGTGGCGCCCAATTTACGGAGTGTTTGCACAATCTGCGTCTGATTGTTGTCTGTTCGCTTCCATGTCATAAGGTTTTTTCACCCAAACGTTGATGTAATCGCCGGAATGTGGATCGAACTCTACGGTATGCTCAAATCCTTTGCGTCTGCAAATTGATTCCATGCGTAAAAATGGCGTTGGTATTTTTACTGTCCAGCCATGAGACCAGATCGATTCAAACAGTTTATTTAAATTACCCTGGTTTGGTTTTTCTGAAACAATGAAGCTAATGTATATTTCGTCACCAACTTTCCATAGGTAACCACTGAACTTATCACTGGTAAACCCTAACCACTTCCCAAGCTCAGAATCGAGTTCAATCATTTCGTTTGGTTTATCGGTTTGAACCAAGCAGTTTGAACGGTCAAATTCATTAATTGGAGGCTCGTCATTTGATTTTAATGGCTCACCCCTTAGCTCAGCCTGTTTAACTTGCTTCGCGTGGCTAGCCTTAAATTTTTCGGCTAGGTCTTTTTGGTTTAATTTTACCCATTTGTGCATATTGGCTCTATTCCTAAATGTAAAGATCGATGTATTTTGTTAATTGAGCTTTGGTTAACCATGTAAAATAAATTTTAGCTTCTACATTAAAAAAACAATGCTCTGCATCGGCATCGTTAATGCTACCAATATCGCTAAGTCTTATTTTTGACATTTTCCAAGAAATTACTTCATCCACTACTTCATGACATAAAACATAACTCATGTCAGGCAATAAATCTTCGCAAAATAATTGCGATTCAGCTATTCGGCGATTTTGCATTTCTATCTCATGATTTTGTTCCCAAAGCTGATTGCGTTCCTGTTCGTGTTTATAGCAGTAAGTATATTTAGCCCCATTCGTGCAATCGTCTTTAGCACATTTTTTGGAATGCCCACAATCGAAATGCTCGCCATTGCGTGAAACAATCAAAATCCCTGAACAAAATTGGCAATGTTTTTTATAATCTGGATGATAGTTTATTAAAAAACGTAGCTCATGCTCGGTGAGTTTGTATTTTTCCGCTAATTCTTTAACTTGGAAAGCATATTTGTATTTTAATTCAAATTTCTCAATTAACTCGCCATTAACCACGCGCGGTTCCCAATAGGAAATTTTTTTCCAATATATTTCGTGCATTTCGGGGACTTTGTCTTTCAATATTTCAAATAATCGTTTCATCTTTCTGCTCATTTTTATCTCCTAAATTTAAATATTTTTTTACGCCTGCTTTTTTCATTGATTGCAGCCTGCAATTCTCATGATGATTTTTTTCTTCAGTAGAGAATTTTTTTTCTGATTTAGTACTTTTTTTGAACGTGGTTGATTGGTTTTCAACGCTTGATATTGATTCTTGTGGCTTTTGC